TACCTCTGGCTGAAGTAGGTGCTTGTGTCGTAAAGGTCACAGCCAGCTGCGAGAACTTAAAATATACCCAAGACTGCGTAAAAGCATACAGGCCTGGCCATAAGTTTGGATCTCGCGGATAAAGCGGATAGATTTTGCAGTTCACTGTACCCGTACCTACAGTATAGAGTTCACTAGTAAATACGGATGCCGTAGCGCCAGCGATAGCTAGAGCGGTCTCATTACCAGTACGAACATCGTTAGTGGGAGGTTGAACACCACGAACTTGCCCAATGTTAACAGGCATACTCTTTTTAACATTGGGTGCAGCTATAGGCAATGGAACGCCCATCTTTAACAAGGCGTTACGTGTACGCCAACCCGCAACACGCTCCCCGGCATTAATGCGGTTAGTTCGTCGAGCTTTAATTGCTTGTCCAGTCGATCTAAGAATGGAGCGAGCAATAGCCCGAGCTTGAGGACTTCGCGCGATGGTTCCAGCCATTTTGGCGACAGAAGCCATGATAATGTGACGTGAATTGTAGTGTGACTAGACGGTTCCAGCCTTCTTTAAAAGGCCCTGTACCTTTGACCATACACATGACAAAAATGAACCATGTGCATTTAAAGACTCGAAAGACGTGTACAGATTTAACAAGTAGGTCTCATCGAGGAGCTGTGGAACGGTCCTTTTCATCAAATCTGATCCATGATCAAACAACATACTTAAAGTATGTTGTCGCAATGATGGAAATAATCTTGATGAAAATAATAACATATTAATGGCGACACACTTACTAAGAATCTTGTCCCAGTCTCGTATATCTTTGTGGTAATTATACGAGTCTAACAGCTTGACTTCATCATAATGATAGAAAGGCTTACCTTGGTACATTGACGTATGGACACCCATGAATGTAATCTCATCGTATGTATATGAAATCGCTTTTGGGGATTCCAAGTACATACCTAGCGACCTGTATGTTTTCTCAAGAGAGAAAGGGGCATATAACTCAGTGGAATCAAGAATTAGCAAATCATCACCCAAAATAAAGAAGTGATAATCTTCTAGAAAAGATTCATAAGCTATATTCGCACGTATAGCGTGCAACATACAAATAGCCAATGTCAATAATGAATTATCTATCATGGTGTTAAATTGCCCGGATAAATTTCCAGGAAATCTAAACAAGAAACCATCAACACTTATAAAACCAAGATAAACATACTCATAGTATCTACGAAGCAGAGAATGATACTCGGACGGTAGATACTTCAGACGTAGATTGTAGATGAGACGAGCCAGAACAATAGCAAAATGTGCATCATTCTGGGCACCATCATAACAGTAAATGTTGCCAGCCCAGCGATACCATGATCGCAC